CTTTTGATTCGGCCGTTTCTTTGAACGGATAGGCCAGCACTCCAAGGAAGATCATAGTTAATCAGTAGGTTTGCGTTTGGTAAATCTACACCATAACCTCCAGCATCCGAGGATATGAATACACGACACGCTGGGTCGGTAAGAAACTTCTCTTTACTGGCTTCTTTCTCTTTGGCATCCATCGATCCCGTATACAGGGTTCCTCCTACCAAGTCTTGAATTTTTTTAAGCATCCCTACATAAGATGTAAAGATAACTACTTTGGAATCTGGATCTGTATCTAGATGATCTTCTACATATGTCTTAAGTGCCATCAATTTATGTGATTTTTTAGATAGTAACAAGTCTCGTTCTTTTAGACTGTATGCATATGCACTACCTTCACCGTTTTGTTCTTTAAACTTTTGGGCGCTGTCTATTAGTAGTTCTGGATGATCACACAACATTCTTAGTGCGGTGATCTTGCTCATGATAGATCCGCGCATAGCATCTGCTGGTCCACTTTGTTTGCTCTCATGTCCATAGTGAGCCATCAAAGAAAAATTTGCACCAAGAAGTTGTTGCGCCTCTATTAACTCATTGCAAAGTTCTTCGGCAATATACTTGTAAAGTTTTTTACTGTCAGTATCAAACGGCACGACTATTGGGTCACGATAAATAGTGTCTGGAAGATATGGAGCGACATCTTCATCTGTCTGAGTTTTACGCACAGACGCTTGTTGCACTTTCTCATGGAACAAAGGTAAGTTTCTATAGCGTTGTACACCACCAAAGTGATTGCGCACGATAAACGTCTGATCAAATAGATCAAATCTTCCAAGTAGATTAGGATCAACAAACTGCATAATCGAGTACAGTTCTTCTGGGCGTCCGTTCTCAATAGGTGTACCAGTCAGCGCAAACCTAACCTTTACATCCTTTGAAAGTTGTTTGACCTTCTTGGCCCTTTGGGAACGGAAGCCTTTTATCGCGGTTGCTTCGTCGCATACGACAGCATGCCATTCAATCTTGCTAACAATATCCCAGTCATTAACTACGGCTTCATAGTTACAAATGATGTAGTCAGTGGATTCAACCCATTGTTTTTCTCTTTTTGATTTAGACCCATCTATAACGGTTGATGATGAATCAGAAAACTTTGCTATTTCTTTTTGCCACTGGTATTTTAAACTTGATAAACAGATAACTAATACTGGTTTTGTAATGTCTTGAGAGTCTCGCAAAGTTTCGATCGCTGCAATAGACATGGCTGTTTTACCAAGTCCCATCTCGTAAGCAACTAACATCTTTTTACGGTCAACCATCTTGGCTACTGCCTCGACTTGATATGGTTTTAAAGATTTTTTAAAGGACATTTTTATCAGGATTATCTACAGGTGTAGGAGTTGTGACCAGGGTGCCACAGTCATCGCACTCTGCATCTAAAAACCACATCGCTATATCGTAGTCTTCAAACATCGCTTTAATTCTAAAAACCAAATGACCACAGTTAGGGCAAGCATGTGTAGGAACTCCGCGTGCGTCCAATGTCATGCGTATGCCTCTTTGCCATAGATCATATGCTTGGCAGTCTCTAGCCCACGCTGTATCTGCTTCTCGCTCATGTCTCCGACATCTTTAACATCTATGCCAGCGTAGTTTAAGTAACGAAGATCAAATCCATACTTGCGTGAGAATCCCAGCATCTGCTCTGATGCTTTCTTTCCTGCCTGATCATTATCAAATGCAGAGATAATGCTTGTTGCTCGACGCATCAACTTGCCCTGCTCTTCGCTAATGATTGCTCCAAAGGTAGCGATAGCGTTGTAGCCAAGACCAGTAAGACGAACAGCATCTAGCGGAGACTCAACAACCCATAAAGGTACAGACTCATCAAGAATCTTTACTCCAAAAACTGTCTTCGATTTCTTTACTCCTGGTGGATAGTTCTTAAAGAATCGTCCTGTTGCGCCCTTTTCTTGCCATCCCCAAAGAGAAAAATCATTGGGCTCTCTGATTGGCAAAATCCATGCGCTGTTCTTGGCATCCCAAAGAACTCCGTGGGCGTTCACTGCTTCGCGTGTGAGGAATCTCTTCTTGAGTTCTATCTCTGGGGCGTCTGTAAAGACCGCTAGGCGAGCCTCTGACATCCCAATAGGTTCTTCTGGTGTTACGTACTGAGGGAGGTCTCTAAGGCGCTGCAAAAGGGTATCTAAAGGTACTTCGCTCTTCTCTTTGAGGAAGTCTTGGATATCAAAGTGGTCAAGACCTTTTAGATCACGGACAAGGGTGTACATGTTGCCCTTATATCCACAAGAGAAACAGAGATGTACACCTGTCTCCAGATTAACCCACCATGATGGGCTGTGGTCATCACTGCCCGTGCGAGTCTTGTGCATAGGGCATAGCCCATTAACTTCGTTGCCTCTCTGGGCAACCATGCTTACATCTAGGTTTAGTAAAACCTTTTCAACATCCATTAGCGATTAGCCATGTGCTTAAGACAGAATGAACACTTGGACATTTCATCTTCGTCATGGAAGCATCCTGTTTCCCAGTTCCATGTGATCGGTGTCTCTGTTGGTGGGCAGTTACGGCTTGAGACAATGCGAAGTTTTCTTACTTCTTCATCTTCTTCTACAGGTTCTAATCCCAAGATAACGTCAGAATCTTGGAAGAACGAAGACGAGTAACCGATGGAATCAGCAGTCACTTTTCCACCGCGCATCTTCCATAGCAAAGTCTGTGTTGTAATAATTACGGGTTTGTTAATCTTCTGAGCCAAGCGCTTAAGACCACGAGTGATATTAGTAATTGCTTGAGGTGTATTCATTTCACCAGATATTTCATCAAGCATCAAATATACACCATCAACAAACACCACATCAGGTTTTGTCTGTTGGATCTTTGCTGCTAAAGATGACACTGTCAATCCATTAACAGCATCTACAAGATGAAATGATTGCATATTTTCAATCTTGTTGAGGGAAGAAACATAGCGAGCATCTTCTGCTGGAGTTAACTTACCTCTACGCAAACGAGTGTGAGAGATATTTGCACGAATGGAGTCGTGTCGCTGTTGCTGTTCTTTGTTGTTCATCTCAAATGATTGAAACATAGGAACTTTACCTTGTTCATGAATATTGATAGCAATCTTTAATGCGATCTGTGATTTACCAGTCTTTGGTGGTGCAATGATGGTGATCAATTGACCGCCCTGTAAACCAGCAGTTGCTTCATCAATCTTTTCAAACCCTGTAGGTATACCTAAGAACTCTTGGTTCTTTAATGACTGGTATTCCTTGTACCGTTCTTCAACATTCTTTGACAAGTCCATCTCGTGAGTGCCGAGAACACCTTGTTCGTTAACACGAGTAAGAGTTCCCTCCATAGCAATGAGGGCTGCTTCATGGTTGTTTTCTTGCAGGTTCTCAATCGCTGCTTCCAGTCCTTGACGAGTAAGTAAATTGCGACGGAAGGTAACCATCGTGTCCAACAAGTAATCGATGGTGTCTTCAACATCTAATACTTTGTAATTGGGGTAGTGGTCTTTAACTACTACTGCTGTAGGTACTTCGTTGTATTCGTTGTAATGGGAGATAACAAATTCCCACACACGACGATTATCATCGTCAAGAAACCAATTTGCTTTTACATCACGTTGAAGGGCGGGGATTATGTCTCTGTCACGAATGACTTTACTGACTAAACGGTGTTCATTATCTGCTGCCATCGCGCCCCTCCTACAGGTTTTCTAGTTCTACTCCCCATGACCCGTACCGAGCGACTCTACCAGGTAAATCAATCACACCTTTAAAGTTTGCTCTGTAGGGAAGATCATCAATAAAGTTATCGATGTCCGTATACAGTTCCGCGTAGTTAAACGGGTTTGCACCTCGTCTATCTAGCCTAGCCATAAAACTATCTAAATGTTGCTGAGTCCAGTCATCAGATTCATACGCTGCTAACTCTAATGACAGACCATATTTATTTCCTAAATCCCACAACTGCTTCAATGCTAACGCATTAAGTCTTGTTATCTTTCTTTCTTGTGTAGTCCTAAGTAATTTTTTTGTATCCACCATCTCGCTGACAGCCACAACATCAATAAGGACAATAATGCGAGGAGGCGTTTCGTTCGAGATGTCACCATTTTTCATATAACCTCAATAGTAGAGTACTTTAAAATCAACTCTCTAAAGCGTACTGGATCATCAATTGCATCAGCAACAACTTCTTCACTTACACCTTTAGGAATGCTGATTGCGTAATGACCATTGTTAATTCTGCTCTTAATGTTTACATACTGGGTGTGCTTGCATGATCCGCGCTTCTTCCACACAGGGCATGTGCATCTGGTGTCTTTACTTTCAGTGTCAATCTCGACCTCAAAAACCCCAGCACCTTGAGGAGATATGAACAGTTGAATTGTCCGCCAACTGGTATCCATACTCATCCCCTTCATTCTTGGCCTCGTCGATCTGAGCCAACGATGGGAACTCGTACAAAGGCTTCTTGGGCAAAACTTGCCATAGCCTCTGAGTAGTTTGCTTCCCAGTTCTCAAGTTTAACATTTGTCGTCACAATTGTTGGTAAAGCCTTGTCATATCTCAAACGAAGAATTTCATCAAAAGAAGCATCGTCATACTTTGAACCGTACTCTTTGCCTAGATCATCGATGATAAGAATTCGCACATTTAACCAGTCAAACCGAGATCTTCCATGTAAGCCATCAATTCGGTCAGTAACACTGTGGTCAGTTTCCTGGTCAAAGGTTGACTTCTTTAGTGAGAGAAACTCTGGGTAAGTTAAGTAGTGGATAGGGCGAAAACTCATACCAAAATCAGAGTTCTTAATTCCAAAGGCATGGCACAAAGCCGCATCATCATCAGGAAGTCTGCGGATAACTTCCATGGCTGCAACAACTGCGTGAGTTGTCTTACCGATACCAGGCCCTCCGTCAAGGAGAAGACCAACGCCAGTAGTTCCTAAGTTCCCAATGTTCTTAATGACTTGGCCTTCAATAACCATGTCAATCCAATCACTGATCTCTGCTGGAAAATATCCAGCCTTTTCAATGATGTCGCTAGGTTCTAAGCCTAGAAATCGTGTTGGGATATTAGAGGTGCGAAGTAACCAGTGCCTCTTCAAAGAAGAGAGTTGAGTGATGTCGTACATTTACGCCTTAAAGGTTAGTTCGCCAGCAAATGAAACTACTTTGCCTGCAGCGTCAACTTTCTCTCCAGCAATCATCTTCACGCTTTTACGAGGAGTTAGTTCAAGAACCTTTGATTTAATCCAACGCTTACCTGCTGATGCGTTTTTCCATGCAGTTGACAAAATGATTTCAGCAGTTCCATCTTCTCCTACCACAGAGACAAATGCCATCCATCCTCCACCTTGTTCTGTGTTGAGTGTGAGATCTGCGGTGAACTTCTTAGTTACTTTCTTAGCCATGTTGCTCCTCGTGTTATTAAGTGTGTTGCTGCTGATGTAATTAAAACTACTAATACGTATCCAAATACTTCTCTCATTTGTTTGCTCCTTTGAGCCGCAATTCGTGGCGTTGCATCTGTGCACGACCTGACATGGTGTTTTGGAATGTGCGACCATCGCTGGCAGTGAGGACACTAGCAGATGCTTTTGGAGTTTCGTCAAACTCTTTGCTGGCGATCCGTGGAAGACCAAGGTTCTGGCGTGCTTGGTTCATCTTGGTTCGAAACGATGCAAGGAAGCGCTTGTACAAATACGGAGCCTCATCTCCAACGTCTGTAAAGTTGCGTTCATCCGCCATGAAGAGGCGGAGAAGTTCTAACTCTAGGAGTGGTGTGGTTTGGTATTGGGTTCTGAACTTGGCAAGGGCTCCTGAGAGTTGCTTGACGTTGACTGTTCCTGGTAGGAGTGGGAACTTCTTGCCAACTCTGTAAGAGAACTCAGCAGCGACGTCCATGGCAGTCCACTCATGCTCTGGTCGCTTTCCACGGGTTCTTGGATCGTTCTTTCGGATCTTAGGCTGTGGCGCATCCCTGTCCTCAACAAGGCCAAAGCCTGCAAGATCTTCGCCATCGTCGTAGCCTTTCATTGGGATAAGGATTTCCCTTCGAATCTTTGATTCAGAATATTTTAATTTATTACTATTTGTAGTATTACTACTAGGTACTAGTTGTATATCTGTAATATTACTATCTGAACTATTGATCACCTTATCAGGTGAGGATGGGTAATCTACCGTCAGTTCAGATGGGTAATCTACCGTCAGTTGGTAGACGTTCTTGCCCTTGTATCCGTTGGCTCTTTTGGTGTTGACCACGGTCAAGAACCCCTTGGCTTGTAGGGCTTTAATGGCATCTCTAACGGTTCTGTCACTAGATTTGCCAGTCTGACTACCCAACTCGGCTACAGAGGCCTGTAAACGGCCGTCAGCGCCCGAATTCAGGCACATAAAGGCCAGGAGTCGGAACTGGTAATCGGTGATGTCAGCGGAATAAGCGCCCTCAGGGATTTGCACGGGCGCAGACTACTCCTCAAACGGGTCGATGTCGTTGCGACCTTCTAGGTTGTCCAGGTGAGCGTTGACTTCTTCGGTGAGCAGGGTTACCACCTTGGTGGTGATGTAGCCAGCCAACAAGTCCACAAGGCTCATGAAGGTGTCTTCGATCGCCTCCAGGATTTCGTCCTCATCAAGGTCTGGATCGCCATGGTCAATCTCAATCACATCTAATCCGTCCATGATGTTCCATGTCTCTGCCCCATAGTCTTCTACGGAGTGTAGGACTGTGTGAGACTCTGGACTGTCATCCCATACGATGGCAAGAACGTCATCAGGTATGTTGATCATCTTTACAACCTCTTTGATGGGGTTGTTTACCTTAGTAAAGTTCTTTGATCCGCTAAGGACAACATTTGTAAAGTCGCTGTTCTCTGAGAAATAGGCGTGAAACTCTAGGCCGTGTTTTTTAATGACATTCCATACGCTTTCAACAAATAACTTGTTAGAAGTGATTGGAAAAAGAATAAAAGGATCGTCATACATAAGGACGAGTTCTTCAAGTCCTTCTGTCACATCGATGTTTTGAAAAGATACTACCGATATTCTTCTCATAGGCGTGGCAACTGTCGACGCGCTTCAAAGACAACAGGCTTATTGAGGTACTTGTTAATCATCAAAGATAAGAATGATGCTGCAGGTACTGCAACAACTAATTTAAGATCCCAATATTTGAGAAGATAAAGTGCGCCAAGACTTAACGGCATTGGTAGGAGTTTATTAAGAAACGATTTATCTACAATTACGTAGGTAATCAAATCTAAAAACTCAATGGCGTATGTAACTGCCATTCCTGTAAGAATTACGGAGATTAGTAAGTTGACCATGTCCGCATACTACACGGTTAGGTTGTTGTACTCCACTGCTGCATAGGTTCGGACACGCCAAAAAACGTTTTCTGGAAGCCAATCACCAAGTGTTTGAGCCAAAGCCAAGACTTTTAAGTCTTTGTTTATGTACAGATAAGATGGGGAATTGTTAGCAGTTCCTGACCACACGCACCCTACAGATGTTGGTAACGAACCATCAATATAGTCTGTAGGAGCAAAGTGAGGAGTAACTGTGGGGTTAAACCTAAATGTGTTTTCAAATTGAACGCAGTCAATATAGAAAGTTCCAGCACCACCAGAGAACACTATTTCGTATGTATCTGTAGTAGCAGTGGCATCTGTTAGATCTGTACCATAGATACGGGTCCAGTCAGCGTATGTTGCCTGTGTGTATGGGTCGTTGTCAATGATGTTTCCATCGGAATCTCTACCAATAAAAGTTAGCAATATGTCAGAGGAAGACTTCACATACGCAGAACCTGTGTAGTACTTTCCAGGAAGAATAGTTGAGCGGTTAGATGTAAATGTCCATGGACCACTAGCCACAATCTTTGCACTTTTACTTCCTGAGTACACCTGTGAAGGCACGTCAGATACAGTAGACACTGAAGCAGATCCTGAAAGAGTCCAGTTATCTGTTGCATTGTTTTCAAATGATGGGTTGTAAATAAGATTTGATTTGTTTGGGTTAAGAAGAATGTCTACAGCACGGGCTTCATCATATGAAGCAGTTCCTCCTGTTTGCAAAGACACGCAGTCAATGTAATACGTTCCTGCTGCTGACCAAGAGAATGTAATTCCAGCGTATGCTGCATTAACGTTATTAGTTGCTGGAACAGCAATTCCTGACTCTGTTGTAAGAGATGTTCCAGTGTAAGAGTTTGTAATTGTAAAGGTAGTAGCAGTAACAGCAGTAATTGTTGCATTTGATACGTTAAATCCTGAGGTAGTAAAACCAGACACCGTTACGTGTTGCCCTACAGTAAACTGGTGTGTTGTAGGGGTTGTGTAAGTGATGGAACCAGAGACTCCTACAGCACTTGCTACAACCGAACTGTATTGCGAGTATGTAGTTGCTGAATAAGTGATTTGACCCCAACTACCAGTTGCTGCTGTACCTGATGCTGGAGTTAAATCTGATCCTATTTGTTTACCATTTTTATCGTAAAACTTTAAGGCTGGTTTAATTGAGCCAGCACTTGTAGGAGAGATTATCTGTGCTGAAAGGGTGTACTGAGTTCCAGGAGTAATAGGGACTCCTTTAAGGATTGGTGAGTCTGCTCCTAAGGTCATAGAGCCAGCCCCTGAAGCAACAATTTTGCACGAGTAATTCAAGTCAATATATTTGTCAGTTAGTTGTTGTACAGGTGCTTCATCATTGCTTGATGAGATAGTTGCGTTTGTAGCAATCCAATTACCAGTACTATTATAAAAAGTAGAGTCCTGAACACTGAGAAGAAGATTACTTGATGTAGTAATTGTTGGGGCATAATTAGTTAACGACTCAACATAAGTCCCTAAACCAGTTGCTGTTCCTTTACGGGAATATAGATAAAACGCTTCACGTACAAGTTGCTTTTGGCTTTTAATAGACATTCCAGGCTCTGGAGTAAGGCCAAAATTTTGTGTTTCAAGAGGTAGTAAAGATACTGGAGTGCTAATTCTGGTGTGATCAGGAAGAAGAAGATCTAAAAACGTTAAAGATTCGTCTAATGTAAAACCAATTCCGTCAGTAAAATAGTAAAGGTCTGAGGTTGGGTCTGGTTCACCGATAGGTGTTTGTTCTTTGCTTGTGAACACTCTAGGCAATGAGCGAATTAATAAGTCTGTGCTTCCGTGAGATGTGGGAACAACATCGTATACAGCGCCAGCAGGAACCCACACATTGTCAGATGTAAATAAAAACATCGCGTAATAAATTGGTTTACCAGGGACAATAGGTATGCCAGCGGTATCTTCAATCCCGCCACCATCGTTGAAAGATGTTTTTGTTATTGAGGAAGATACCTGTTCCCAAACAATCACACCATCTTCGGCAGTTTCAGGAAGACTATTTTGGTTTCTAACAAGGCGAATAGCAGAGTAAGTTCCAGAAGGTGCTTGCCAGTTTACGTATACCTCAGTTGGATACACCACCGTAATAGACATTGGTGATACGGAGTTAGGTATCTGATTAGTTTGACCATAGACACTTTCCCCATATACCGCTACGCCATAATTAGCCACAAATTATTCCTTATGCTCCGATGAGTAGAAGTGGGTTAATTGTTGCTTCAGGAGTTGCCCATGAAGCGTTTGATCCATCTGTTGTTAAGTAGTTTCCAGCCTGACCTGATTGGCTAGGAAGAGCGTTAATTGTTGACCATGCATAATCGTAGTCTGTACCTGAAGATTTAGTAAGCACTTGTCCTGTGGTTCCACCTGATGGTGTACCAGTAAGTAGGGCTTCATTGATACCGTATTCAATGTTAGCAAGACGAGCCTTTAGAGTTGGCCAGTTTGTGGTTGTCTTATCAAAAACACCAATCCAACCAGAACCAGTAGCAATGTTTGTACCAAGGTTAGACTCAACAGCGCTTACTTCACTTTGAAGATCATTAACATCAGCGGCTTGAACTGTTGTAATGAAGTTCAATTTAGTGCTGAAGTCATTCTTCACGTTACTTGGGTAGTACGCAGTCATGAATCTTCCTTTCCTATCTTAGAATTGTATTTTCTCGTCTTTATCTTTTGTTTACTGCATGAACCTTAAGGATATTATCCTCCCATTATTAAGAATAACCCTGAAAAAAGATTTCCAACGTCTACAGAGGATGTCCCACTTGACCCCTGTATACCCTGAGTTCCCACACCTATAGCGCCTTGCAATCCTTGAACTCCCTGCACCCCTTGAGTTCCTTGGATAGAGTTTCCCTGAGTTCCTTGAACGCCTTGCGTGCCTTGAGAACCAGTAGTTCCTAGAGTTCCCTGTAAACCAGTATTTCCAACACTTCCTTGTGTTCCCTGAGAACCCTGTGTTCCTGCTCCAGTTAATCCTTGAGTGCCCTGTGTACCTTGTTGGCCTTGAACGCCATCTGTACCCTGTGTGCCCTGGGTACCGTCTGTACCCTGAACTCCTTGGGTACCTGTAATACCTGTTGCACCTACAGCACCTTGTAACCCTTGACTTCCCTGTGTTCCCAAAGAACCTTGTGTTCCATAAAAACCTTGAGTGCCTTGAACTCCCTGCGATCCCTGATAGCCTTGCAATCCATAAGGTCCTTGAGTTCCAAGAGCACCCTGTAAACCTTGAAGTCCTTGAGATCCCTGCGTTCCAGATCCCATTGCACCTTGAGTACCGATAGTTCCCTGTGCACCTTGAACACCTTGAGTTCCAGAGCCTAAAGATCCTTGTAATCCTTGTGTTCCTGACGAACCTTGAGAGCCAGAACTTCCCTGTACACCTTGAATTCCATGTCCAGCAATAATTCCCTGAACAGTATTTTGTAAAGAGTACAAAGTTGTTTGTAAAGAATACTCTTTTTGTGCAAGAGCAATTAATGTTGCTGTTACATCTACTTCTTGAGTTCCGTCATTTTTTGTTACAAGAATAATCTCATGGTTAATATTGTTAAGGCTTGTAGCATTTGATAACGCTTTTAAATACAACTTTTTATTTTTACCTTGGTTTGTTCCAAAACTACCAAGCCAAATAGGATATTCAGGATCTCCACCAATGTAAGCAACCCACACCCCTTGCCCAATAACAGGTACGTCAAAAGACGTGTTAGAAGGATCAATAGGCCAAGCCCAGTCAGTTACCTCTGACCCTGTGGTTTGTGGGATTGACAGACGAAGTCTACGTTGATTTTGTGGGTCGTTGTTATCTTGAACAACTCCTCTATAGATTCCGTAATGTCTTTTAATATCATCCACTACATCGTTCCAATATTGATGTTACTTACCTGGAATCTAAAAATTTCGTTTTCTGATCCTATTAGAGTTGAGTACCCAGTAAAGGCTCCAGTTCCTGTAGCAGTACCGCTGGACTGCGTACTAGCAACAGTAAAGTGCGTGGAATCAGCAACTGTTGCAACTGATGCAGAAGTTACATTGTAACCACTGGGACTAAACCCAGTAACTGTAACAGTTGATCCAACACTCAATCCATGAGGAGCGCTAGTTGTGTAAGTAATCGCTGTTCCAGAAGCAGCAGCAGATGTAATAGGAACACCATAACGGTATAAACCAGTTACTCGTGCAGTTTTAACTCCATTTAAACCGTTGACTACTGCCTCAATATCTTGAGGATAAATAGTTTCTTTAAAAGATACTGCGTTGTATCCATATTTGGTTGATAGAGTTGACAAAATTGAACTTGTTACATCTGATTGTTTGTACTTAGGGTCAAGTGAGTATGTTAATGAAAGAACGGCATCTACATATGTAGGTGGTTGAACACTAAGAGAACTTCCAATAAGTAGTTTATCTGCCATATATGTAGAAACGTTGTTAGCCAAGGTAGTGTATTCAGCAGATGGAGATCCATCTGAGTTTAATCCAGGCTGTAGATCTGTTGTTCCTGCGTTTCTAGTTGGGGCAATATACAGAGTGACAGAAGACCAAACAGCAGCAGTTGCTTGTGCTTTTCCTACATTGTTTACGCTTAGTGCAAGGTCAGCAAAGTCTTTTAATGTAACAGCGCGATTAGCCGCACGCAAAGACGCAGGAGCAGAAATTCTAATCTGGTCTGTGCTTTCTGGGTTTGATCCCGCGATAGCAGCAGTTGCGTTAGTTACAGTGATGGTTCCTTTAAGAGCAGTTACTTGAGTGTCTGTAAGTCCTGGAACATAACTAATGTTTGTAGCGATGTTAGAACCAATATTTCCAACATCTCCTCCACCTACCGTATAGACCACACGGATTTGAGAGTAAGGAACAGGGATAGCACCTGAAACACCATCACCAAAGGTGACAAACAAGTTGTCGTTTTGGTCAAAAGATGTGGTGTAAACCAAATCAGATGGGCCGTAGTCAGTGATGTGCTGAACTTGGTTCCATTGAGAATACACATCTCCGTCTTGAATGTACAGAGATAGCGTTCCATCCACTACTGGAGAATGAAGGAGCATGTAAGTTTGGTTTGGAGAGCCATCCGAAGTACCAATGAGTTCTCCGTATGTAGGAATTGCTGTTGGGGAAACTAGAGTTACTAGTTGACCTTCTTTAGCAAGTACAGTATTAGAACTTCCTCCAACAACTGTTATGTCTGAGGTAGTTGTAAAGTACAGAGTCTGTACAACATCACCAGTGGTGACTTGCCCTGATACTACTGTTCCTCCATAGATAATCTGGTCAGTATCTCCAGAGTTAGAGAAAGTTAAGTTTACATACGATTGACGATAACCTGCTGGCGTATAACCAAAAGTCTGTGCGATATTGAGAACGCTGTTTCGTTGAGTAGCGGTGTAGATAGAGTTCTCGTTTGCATTTCTATCGATGTAATAAGAGATCAAGTCACCCATGTAAGCCATGGCCTCAACAAAAGCAACACCAAAATCAGCAGGGTCACTGGCAGTCCAGTTAGGGATACGCGCCTGTATTCTGGCAATTAACTTATCTTTAATAGAGTAAAAGTCTCTAGCAGTGTAGTCAACTGATACTGGTATTGTAGAAATTTGTGTGGTCACAATATCTCCTCGTATGGTGGGTTAGATCCTGCTAATGAAAGTACTCCAAGATTAGTTGTTATTACTGTGCTGTTAGGCAATTGGTAAGTTATGTTGGCCGTTATTGTATTGGTGTATGTGTCAATTGTTACGGTAGAATCTGTTAATACTAAAGTTGGCAATTGAGAATTAAATGCTTTTTGAATTTCAACTTTAATTTCTGTAGACGCGTCATCTTCAGACTCAAAAAGAGCGTAAGGAATTAACGTCCCAAAGGTAGGTCTCATTACCCGTTCTCTTACTGCTGTTCCTATGACCGACTTAACTCGGTCTGCCCACATTACTTTTTGGTCTTGAGTAAAGGAGACTCGTCCTGAGTAATCAATATGGAAAGGAAGAGTTACAGCAACTTCGTTAGCCATCAAACACCTACCCATCTTCTTGGAACAATATTAAAGCCCGTGTTTGTTTGGTCTATAAGGGCTGTAGCAGTACTCAGTGTATAGGAATTAGATGGGTTGGTTCCTGCTGTAGGGTAATTAAGGTTAATTGTTGGAACAGTTCCTGCAGAGGATGGCCTTGTAGCACTTGGCTTGTTTGTTCCCACGCCGTCTGTAGCACAAGAAAAGTCCACCGTGTATTTTCCATCAATAGTCATTTCATGTTTTGCGGAAGTAACAATCCAGAACCCGTCTGAATTACCCCCTGTATTTCTTACTTCAATAGTTCCCCATGGAGAAATTCTTGGATCTCCTTGTCCAGTACCTTTACCTGGGATTGATAGACGAGATAGTTGCGCTTTTGCATCAGCCAAGGCTTTTGTCATAGCGTCACTATTTGCAACAACTCCAGACTCAATCTTTGAAAACAAAGGCGCTTTTGTATTAGCGCGAATTGCAGAACCAACTGTGTGCGGAGAAGATTTAGTTTTGTAAACTTTTCCTGTGACAGGATCAACTCCTGCTACTATTTTATTTGTTCTGTTATTTGAATGCTTTTCAACGTAATCACCCAACTTAGATTCAAAAGAATCTAAAGTTTGAACATCAAATATGGATGTTGCGTTGGTAAAAGGGTCTAGAAAAGACATGACTGGAATAGTTGTCATGAATTGGTCAATCATTGTATCTATAGGATGAAAGTGAAGTTCTGTTCCCAATACTTGTACTCCATAGCCAATTTTATTTGCTAGTTCCACAAGTTTTTCCCAATACGTATGTCCAGCCATAGATATCTGACTAAGTTTTACTGTGCTTGGAGTAACTAGCGGCTTTAAATAAAACTTTTTAGCAATTTCTGTAGCAACTTGAGATGCCGTAGTGTTCACCCAAATTTTAGATGTCTCTTCTTTTAGAGGATAAGAACCACCTACACAAATAATTTCTACGTATCTATTAAGAACTTGTGTTGTTGGGTATTGGACATGGGAAACATAACCAATAAAAGTTTTGTTAACTTTGTCGTTTCTCCAAGATATTTGAACTGGTGTTCCTGTCTTAAAAGAGTTAACAACTAAGGTACTAAAATACTGAAACCTTAACACAACAACATCATGGCTGTTTATGTGTTGAGTAAGAGTAACTTTTCTTGGTTGCGTGTTGAAACTTGGATAATCAGGAAACACAACCTCATAAGTATTAGAAAATTTTCCTTGACGTTCAGGATCAAGCATTTGGTAACCTCAGTAATGTTCCAGCAGATATTTGAGTAGGGTTTATTACCTCTGGATTAAGGTCCATAATTTTCCACCAAAATTGTGGATTACCTAAAAATTTATTAGCAATAAGATCTAAACGATCTCCATCTTTCCACTCATAAGTGTAAAATTTGGTTGCATAGGTAGGCCAATTACGCAAGATCATAATGTGGTATGCCTGACGGTGAGCATCCCATGCTTTTGGGATTACCCCTTCAGGGGTTGTAATAGGGTTTGCGTATCTACTATCTACATACATTATCTTCCACCTGCCGCTGCTGTTGATGCTGCGCTGTATAACACTTGATTGTCATAGTAACGAGTACAGGTTATATTTACAGTTGTAAATATAGGTACCATTCGTTCATTAAAAATAGCATGGTTAATATCTAAAGATGAAACTCTTACTAAATAGCGTAAGTTTGCTCCCAAATGCAACTCGACAGGAATAGGCATCAACCAACCTTTATCTGCTGTTACTATGTTTCCAACACTTGATTTGTATTGAGAGTTATACCCACCAGTTGCTCTAAACAAATATTCAAGATCATACATAGTTCCACGATCGTAAATTAAACCGCGTTCTGAAGAATTCACTGTATAAGGATATGGAGAAGTATTTCTAGTTAAGAATTCTCCAGTGCTATCTTTTATGTACATCATATCTTCAATGCGGTTAAGAATTAAAGAAAAAGTAACTGTACTTGCAAGTAACCCATTACCAATTGCGGTTGCTATATCTTGACCTGACTGTTCAAATTGAGGAGAAAAACTTTCTACAATACCCCAAGACATTCCAACAGATGTTGGGTTGTATAAGAATTTAAAACCATAAGGAGTTGTGTCAGTAGCAAGACCTGATGCTGCAGTTTTTTTAGTTAACACGCTGGCATCTGCTGCTAAACTTTGGCTCATTTGAATAGCGCCTTTTGCACCTTTAAACTTTCCATCTTTGTCTGGTTGCCATGCTGATTGAGCATGATCCCATGCTCCTGGATCGGTAATTAACATGTCATTTTTAGCAGACAGTACTTGAGGACCAAACTTCAAATAAGAAGAAGAGGTCATTGGAGCGTTATATGTGTAAGGTTTTGGGTCTCCAATAACTGATGGGGGATTACCTCCAGGAGGGTTTCCAGCACCAGAAGAACCAACTGCTGGAGCAGGTTTTCCTGCAGCGTTGGCTTTAACCGCAGCCGCTAGTGCTGCTTTATCTTGGTTTAAAGTGTTTTGAGCAGTAACTACGTCTTTATCTGCTGCCAACAAATCATTACCAGTCTGTTTAACTTCGGCAACAACTGCTTGCCATTTTGTGTACGCATCTTGAATTTGTTTTTGAACAGACGAACTAAGAGTTAAAATATCTACATGTCCTTTAGGGTGATTTACAGGCTCGTAAACATCGTACTCATACAACAGTGCTAAATAAAGATTGTATGTAGTTTGCAAATATTTATTTTGATTATAAAGTTTGTCTTTTAAAGTAGCAACTTTTTTTACAGCAGCATCATATGTTACTTTTTGAGTAATTTGCGCTTGATAATCTGCATTGATAATGTCTTGATTAGCAGCAAGTTGAGCAGATGATAGTGGGATCTTTTTATTTGTAGCCATTACCTAGTTCCCATCATAGAGATGCTGTTGTTTTCTTCAAGAATACTTTGTACTTTCTTTGCAAACTTTACTGCTTCATCTTGCGATGCTTGAGCGATGTTCACTGTGATTTGAACATTAGTAGACCCACCTTGTCCAGAAGACGGCATAGAGGCACCAAATCCAGATGTACCACCACCATAACCAGGAATATGTGTTCCCCATGGAGAGTGGTTTACAGCCCGCAATACTCCTGCAGTGTTATTCCCTGAAGAGAGAGCGCTTAAAATAGACTTGTAACGACCATTATTAATGGTTTCAATAGTGGCTTGCATTCCTTGATTAAAATCTGCGTAAGATTTTACGCCAACACTGTTGATGTCTACAGCACCTGATGCTGGTTGTGTTGTGTTAAGTGGGTTATAGTGAGCAGAGTTATGCCACTGCCCTCCTTCAAACGCCATCCAAGTTGTTACAGCAGCAAGGTTTTGTTTTGTAACAGGTTTTCCTAAGTTTGTTAGGAATTGTTTTGCCCAATCTTGTTGACTTCCTGTTCCAAGAATTGTTCCAGGAGCAGTTACTGTGCTTCCAGATACAGTCTGTTTTGTTCCACCTGTACCAGTCAAGAATGACGCTGGGTCTACTGGATTGTTATGTCCTTTGCGAACTTCAAAGTGTAAGTGTGGACCAGTAACATTTCCTGATTGACCAGATTTACCAATTTCTTGACCAGCAACAACTGTTTGACCTAGTTTTACTGACTTACTTTGTAAGTGACCATACAAAGTTTGATAGCCATTTCCATGGTCAATCTGTACATAGACACCAAAATCTGCTCCAGGAGAATCGTCAAAGACAACACCATCAGCCACAGCCTTTACAGATGTTCCTACAGGAACAGCGTAGTCATCACCTGTGTGATAGTTCTTTGCTCCATTCCACATGCCAGGATCTTTAGCACCATACATGGTTGTTGGTGCTGTTCCAGGAATAGGGGAACTTAAAGTTTGTTTATTGCTTTGTCCTGAGTTGGGGTGAAGAGCACTGGTGTTTGCAGGGGTTGCAGAGTATGCACCACCTTTTGCACCAAACGATGCGCCAAAACCTCCGTATGAACTTCCACCACTAAATAGTCCAGCAATACCGCCAATAATTCCACCAGCAACAATGCTAAGACCAAGAGTTTCTGGAGCAAATATTGAACCAATTCCCGCACCAGTTGCAGCACCAGCACCAGCAGCCGCCAAACCAGACGCAGCACGTGTTACACCGCTATTAACGTGCAGTGCTTTACCAAGTTGTTTTCCTGCAGCGCCAACCCCTAATCCAACTGCAGCAGGAGCAACTACCCTAGTTGCAGCACCTTTAATCAAAGAAAGAGCGCCACGTCCAGCACTTAGTAACTTAGTTCCTCCTTTACCAAGAGGCATACCAATTGCTTCAGCAGCAGCAAGGGCCGCCATACCTTCTGCAATGTTCTTTACTCCCATGGTAAACCCGCCAATAAGAGAGGTAAGAGCACCACCTAAACCAGTTTGTCCAAGACCTTGCATGTAGGCTTTTGCTTGAATAACCGATTGTCCAAATTGTGCCATCTCCTTATTTACTGCAGTAATAGTAGTTGCAGCAGCCTGGTATCCCTTGATCATAGAGTCTTGAGATGCTTGCATCAAATTAGTTTGAGATGTAATGATCTGTTGTCCTGCTGCATTTGGGTTTCCTGCACCAGACATTTTTGAAAGATCTGCGTTTTTGTTTTGAGCCAACGCTAAGAACTGAGCACGAAGAAGTTGTTGTTGATCAGCAGAGAATCCTAAAGCGCTAAGGTCTGCACCAGCAAGTCCGTACTGTAAGGATTGTTGAACTCCTTTGACGTTACCTTGACCACGTCCTTGAAAAATACGATTAAAGAGTTGTTTAGCAATATCAGATTCAGATAATGGATTTCCACTTTTATCAAACTGAGAAATACCATATTGGTAAAGGTTTGCACCCATTGCTCCAGTCTGGAAACCACCAATTGCTTGAGCGGCCGCTGCATTACCAAGATTAAATTGACGGTACGCTCCACCAACTTCACGCATAGTTTGTAGGTATGGGCTACTTCCTGGAGCATAACCATACTGTTGGGTAAGAATTGCAGCGGCTGCCGCATCTTCTCCTATCCCTGATACGCCTCTTCCAAAACCGTTTCCTAAAGCACCCAAAGTAGAAGTTTGAATTTGCTTATAGCCAAGACCAGTTGTGGAGTATTGAGATACTGCGTAATAGTTTGATGCACGAGAAATTGTTGCGCCTAAATCAGGACCAAGCGCATAACCTGCACCAACAACTCCTGCTCCCGCTTGGGCCACTCCACCAGCAATGCTGAACTTTGCCAAAGTAGGAGACATCCATGGCATGTTTACATTGCTTGCCTTTTGAGCCTGTGCAGCAGATTGTGGTTGAGAAGCAGGAACTCTACTTTCTGCAGAAGCACCACCAGCCTGTGTAAAGTTGGCACCGTCTGTACCTAGGGCAACTTTGCTACCCTTGGTTAGATTTCTTTGACCATTTTTTGTAATGGTTTTGCGCATAGAGTCTGCTGCTGTTTGAGCAGGAGCAGAAATATGCTTGATCGTGTCATTGATCTCGTTGAGAGTTTTGAGCGTGTCTTTTAGGGCGTCGTTAAGTGACTTGACGCTTGTCACCATACTAGCCATCTGGACTCCTTATCGCTCTTGCCTTGGCTAGTTCTAGCCAATTCTTTCTTTCTCTAGAGGACATCTCCTTGATCTCAGTCAATGTCCAACTACCGTATATCTCCGATATGGCCGCCCATTCAGCAAACAACTGAACATACGGCACTATGTTAGAACTGAAACAACGTACCCAAGTTAATGGATATCGTTACCTCACTTCCACAATCTGGGCATTCCATAGTCACATCATCAAATTGTGGACCAGGAACACGCTGATTGATCTCTTCAATAATCTTTTTGCGATCTACAACAGGTAGGTTCTGAACCTGGATCTTGCTGTAGACGGGTGAGTTGTTAATCTTCAAGACTGTCTTCTCAAGAAGAATTGTGTTCATCTCTGCAGGAGTTTTATCTGCATTATTGATCAATTCTTTTTGGGCGATTCCAGTTGGAAGTTGTACCTCAATATCTCCAGCCTTACCGCTGACTGTAAAAATTCTGTCTCCAATAGGATCTGTAAGAATCTTTGTCTTGATATCTTCGTTGATATCTACAGTTACATTCTTAAAGTCATTGCAACCACCACAGAAAATTGACATATCTGTAGTTGTTCCAAACGTTGCCTTAAGGATTCCTAGAAGAATTGCCTCACGGTCACCTGTAAGCATGTGATCAAGAATCTTGTCATCAGCCTTTAAGTCTCCAACTTTGACGGTTCCACGTTCTAAGATAGTTAGAAGGGCTTTTCCAACGTTAGAGGCCTTAGAAATTGCTTCCTCATCTCGACCAGTTAACTCTCGAACCTCTGCGGTCTGTAGCAACTCCCCAGCGGTTGTAATGTAACCGCCAGGAAGTTGTACAGTTGTATCCGAAGGAGGAACTATTGTTGGTTCTAGTTCTGTAGAGACCTCTTTAAGAGCGTCTTTCACTAAGTTGTTTGCCAAGTCTGGATTAGAGACTGCACTAATTGTTTGCGACATTATATTCCTTTGTTAGTTGTTACTGAGAAAGTGCAGCGCCTACGCCACCGTTACCAGTGTTCTTAGTTGCTGCTGATGTTCCTGGTCCTGTACCAAATGGGTCAGCAGACTCACTTACTTTATCTCCCCATGAGATATCAAAGCCTTCGTGAACAACAGACATCTGCTCTACGAGCAGCGCGTTGTCACCAGCGTTGAGATCTGAGTATGAGACAGATGTTGGCCATGCGTTGTAGACCATGAAGCGCATCGCAACAACGTCAGTTGCTGACTGTGTTGCAGGTGTGCCGCCAGTTGCATCTACTACTGCACCTGTTGGAACTGGGTGAGCCAATACCTTGATCTCGATATCGCAACGGAAGTTATCTCCCGCAGCGCGAGACGATCCTCCACCTTGAACTGTGGCGAAGAGGTTCTTCATCCAGTCCCAGTTGGTGCTTGTTCCAAGGATCACTCCACGCTGGAATGTGATTGGAGCAAAAGTTGTCTGACCAGGGATCTGGTGAACGGTGGTGTTGTAACCACCCTCACGGTAAGGAATTGAATCAGTTGTGATAGACATTCCTGAGATAGAGGTAAAACCAAATGATACTGGAGGCGTAGCAAGGTTAGTCATAGCCGTGTTAGTGTTTGCTGTTCCATTAACATTTGTAAGTGGTGTGAAGGTAACTAGGTACCTAAAGTTGCGTAACGGATCGGTCGCAAGCGATGATCGGTTATTATTAATTGTTGGCATCTATGATCTCCTTCTGGATTACGCCATGGTCATTTGACTGAGGTTGATTACTACGAACTCAGCAGGATATTCAAGGGCAACGCCAACTTGGATGTTGACTATACCGTTTTGAATAGATGATGCTGTGTTGTTTGTTGCGTTGCAGAGAACGTAATAAGACTGGGCTGGGGTTCCACCACGAAGTCCACCCTGATTACGGTAGTCATTAAGGAATGAACTAAATGTGCTTGTAATACGAGCCCATAGACGTTCATCGTTATTCTCAAAGACTGCAAACTGTGCGATGTTCTTTAAGTTCTGCTCAACGTAGATGAGTGAACGGCGCATGTTGACATACTTGTTTGCTGTTCCATCTTGAAGAAGTGTACGAGCACCCATGACAACAATTCCAGCACCTGGAAGTTGACGGATGGCGTTGACTGGAGCAACTGAACCAGTGCCTGCTGTAGGCAAGCCTAGATTTAGGTTATCAAGTTCTGTAGAGGTAAATGCTTTTTCTACGGAGATAACACCAGCAAGAGGGAAGTTCATACCTGCTGGAGCCTTGGCCACGCTGCGTGTAGCATCGGTGTTCAAGTACAAGCCAGCAACTGCTGCAGATGGACCGATCAAACGAATTGCTCCGCTACCACGACCAATTGGATCAGCAATGTAAGTATTTGGATAGTAGACAGCGGCATTGCTGCTTGCTGTCAAACCCTGTGCGTAAACGATTGCTTCATCTGCTGACTTTCCAGCAGGAGTTTCTGCAACAAAGAAGCCATTGTTTGACTGCGCCCATGAGATTGCATCGTTGATAACGCCAACTTGACCAGAGACAAGGATGTCGTTGATCTGTGGGATAAACATAACGAGAGCACGATTAAGGGATGAGAACTCATTCCACACTGATGCACTTGTTGCTGCATACGATGTGAAGTCTCCAGCAACAACTGCTGATCCATCTGCTCCACCTGTGAGTGGATAGACTGTAAGAACAGGTGTACCTGAAGCCAACGCGCTTACTGTGACTGAAGAGCCTGCAGTATTGTTAATGACAGTTCCAGCATAACTTGATGATGTTGGATCTGAGAATACGAGGTTTTCGTAGCGCTCTAGAAGTACATCGTTGGTGATGTTCATCGCAGTTCCTGCAACACCCTCTTTATAGACCTCAACTGTGTAGGTGCTTGCAACTGTTCCAGCCTTGACATTGATGCGGAGGTTGTTGCCATCTGCACCACGGTTCTTTGCTGTAAAGGTAGCAACTACTGCATTGCCTGATGTCTCTACTGAGACTGTAGCGGCTGCGGCATCACTGTGAAGGATGCGCTTGACGTAGAGTTCACGTCCACCGTTATTAAAGAATTGAGCGACGCCAAAGACTGCAGGGAATGCAGCGTTGTAGCCACCAAACTTTGATGTAAATTCTGTCCAAGATTGAACGCGAGTCACAATCTCAGGACCTTGTGCAAATGGCGCAGCAACTGCACCAGCAGCACTTGTGGCAACTCCCTGTGCGAGAGGTGCTGGAAGTAGTGTCTCTGTTAGGTAGACACCTGGACGACCGTAAGTCATTCTTTCTCCTGTCTTGTTGTGGGTGGGTTCCGTATTAGTTCGTTATTGTGATCGGATCAATAGGCGTAAAGTTAGGATCAGTTCCACCTCGGACTTGATCTTTATAGCCTGTCATATCGACTTCGAGTGCCTTATAGACTGCCGTGTATAGTTCTGGCGCGATCTCACTGGAGATTCGCACCGTAAATGCGTTTACGAATAAACGCTTACCTGCTTCTGTAATATCTCGCTTTGAGATATCCAGAACATCAAGACGACGAACTGTGTTGTCGTTAGGTTGTAGCACACCAAATCGCAGGGGTAGTCTGGTGTACATAAGTTGTGAGAGGATCTCGCGGTCATGGCGAGGCTCACGTGCATACGTTGTTACTTGATAGTCAATGTTGACTGGAATAGGTACATGGATATACCAGTCGTTGGTCTCTGGATCATAAACAGTTGTGTTGTCAGGTAACTTGCTTGGGTCTGGAAGATAGTCTGGTTTAACCAGTCCACGCATAGAACGGCTGAAGTCCTCAGAAACGTCCACCATATCAATGGTGATGTATGGGTAAGTCTGGTCTCTAATTTCTTGAGAAGGTTGTCCAAACCATACGCCCACATCGCGGGTGCTTGCACCTTGTGCGTTGGACTTCTGATCGGTTACCTTCATGCCCTTGAGGAGATTGCGAAGAGCCTCATCCTCTGAAAGAAGGAAAGTCATAATCCGCCCCCTAGATGGGCAAAAATGCGCTCAGTAAGAAACTCTTCAGATTCGCTAAGGCGATTTGAAAAACGGCGAATAGCATAAGTTGGTCGAGTTCCTGGAGTGCCGTACTCAAGATCTTGCGCCTCATCAAAATGGTCAGGATGGACGTGGGCAGTAAAGCCATCATTAGGGGTGTAGCGGACATGAAGTCCACGGACAATGTTATGAGGCCAGCCTGATGCTCGTGCTTCTGCACGAAGTTGGGCTGACATGTAGCGAGAGGTATCGCGGGCTGCGTGGTGTACTGAGATGTGGTGTGGGCTTGTCACTTCTTCTTTTTGCCCTTCGCAACTTTACCGCCGATATAACCTGCGAGTAGTGCTGCGAAGATTGGCTGTTTTTCTTTAGGACGAAAGCCGAACATACCCCGCATGAACTCTTCACGTTCATGCTGATTGTTCATTTCAGCAACTTGTTCGTACCATGGCTTATGTGCCATCACAACCCCTTTTCGCAACCTGCGGGAACAGTGGTCAGGAACCGCAGCGGTTACCTGATGTTGCAATGATAAAGAAAAAGCCCCACTTTCGTGGGGCTAAGTCTTACTTCTTTTCTTTCTTGATCTTCTTGGCTAGAGCCTTGTCCATCTTTTCATCCGCTGCACGAGATGGCTTCTTCTTATCCATCTTCTTGTCAGCCTTTTCAAAGGCCGCCTTTTGCTTTGGAGACATACCCTTCATTACCTTGGCATCTTGAGCAGCATCTGACATCTTTTTAGCCATTACATGCCCTTCTTACGATTGGTAATCATCTTAGGATTTTTAGGCGCTGACGCTTTCTTGCCCTTACGGAGAGCAGCAAAATCTGCAGCATCAATCTTCTTTGGATTACCGCCCATAGCAGCGATCTTCTTCTGCTTAGGAGATAGACCGTCAGCCATTACTTGGCCTTCTTAGAAGCACGAGCAGCCTTGCATGATGCACAGGTGCACTTACATCCTTTTGCTGGCTTGCCCTTGGCACAGCCACAACCACACTTGAGACACATCTACTTGCTCACTTTCTTTCTAGGTTTTGAGTTTGGAATCCTGCCAGAACGATCTGGAACACAGTTCGGTACTTTCTTACCATTCTTCATCTTCATACCAACTTGAGTGTAGCCATCCCAACAAGGGTCTGTCTTCTTACTTGCCATTTTTATTCCTCTTTGAGATAGCGGCTGCTTTGCTTTTGGCATCAGCCTTTGAGGATGCACCCCAAGCCTGAAGAGATAATAGCAAACGTGTTGGCTCACCATTAGGCTTGCGCTCTGGACCTGGCATTCCGCCCATGCGAGCCAGGAATGATGCACGACGAGGATTGTCACCTTTTTTTACAGGAGCCTTAATATCGTGACCCTGCGCTTTAAGAGATGCACGACCTTTGGCGTTTAATCCGCCTTTTTTATTTTGTCCTTCAGATCTTTGCCATGCTGGTGTTTTAGCCATGTTACTTCTTCTTTCCAGCCTGCGCCATCTTCTCCATTTTAGCCTTACCATATTTCTTCATGCCAGCAGCCGCTGCAACTGCAGCAGGATTCTTAGCACCAGACTTCTTTGCCTCTTCTTCAACTTTCTTGAAGCGGGCTCCTGAACCTAACTTTGCTTTAGCCATTTTTCTTATGCCAATCTTTAGTGGCTTTTACGCCTTGGTCGATGGTCTTGACTTTACCCTTTGTCTTCTTGGTTAGGTCAATTTTGTCATACTTGCCCTTGTTACCTGCATGGTCAACAATGACATCGCCCTTTTTGTTCTTCTTAATTGTATGGCCTTCGCCTTTAATCTTGATGGTCTTAGCCATTCTTTTTTGCCCCCATAGGTGCAGTCATCTTGGCATGTTTCTCTTTGAGTTTAGCCATCTCAGCCTCATGCTTTTTAGCAAGGGCTTCTACTTCTAGCCTATGTGATTCTGGCTTCTTATTTGCCATGGTTTTTAATCCACCTCCATTAGGATACGTAAGTGGTGCGGGTTGTAACTTAGATAACACCACTTACTTATTAACCTTCTTTGCTTCGCTAATTCCGATGGCCAAGGCTTGGCGGCGAGATGTCACTACTGGACCAGTCTTTGATCCAGAGTGCAAAGTTCCAGCCTTGTATTCGGCCATTACCTTTTCCACCTTACCCTTTTTAGGGGCTGCCTTCTTAGCCATTGTTAGCCTTTCTTATTCAGCGTCATCCTCGTCGTCTTCGTCATCGAAGTCGTCGAAGTCAATATCTTCATCATCTTCATCATCGGCATCATCTGCGTCTGAATCATCTGCTGCTGCATCATCTGCTACAGGAGCATCTGCTACAGGAGCATCTGCTGCTGGTGCATCCGCTGCTGGTGCATCGGTTGCATCTGCTGCTGGTGCTGTTGTTGCGTCTGTCGCAGTTGCATCCGCTGCTGGAGCGGTTGTATCAACTGCAGGTGTTGTTGTCTCGTCTGACATGGCACGCCTTTCTAATTTGCGTAGTCTTGGAATTGTGGATAGTTCTGCAATTCCTCAGGGTTGATTTGATTGCAGTCAATCTGGACCACACTATACCGTTCGGCGTATCGTCCTAGAGGGTTAACTTGCATAGGGCGAAAGACAATTTGGTTAAATATCACGTGGTCTTTTACGTGGTTGGTTGGGTTAGCAATCATGTCTGGGAGCAGGCGATTGAGATCGGCCACGGCTACCACGATCTTAAATGTGTCCGTGGTGTAGAAGCCTCGCTCGTTAGGAGAAGAGTCGCCACGAACGTGTTGAGCCATAATGACAGGCATATCAAAGGGATCATTCCAACGAACGCCATGTCCTGGAGTCTGGCTTGAGACGTCGTAGATAGGGTCTACCCACGTGTCTAAGTTAGAGGCCAAGGCATTAGGGTCAAAGGTCCACCAGGATACGGTGGTTCCTACAGGGGTGCGTAGTTCATCTACAATTCCCTCATCGTTAGAGGCAATTTCAAATGGGATCTTGAATCTCCCTTCAATCCTAGATCCTCTGATTTTTTTCTCCTAACACTGTAGTTTCTATAGTATGACTTAAATCGCCCCTTAATGTATTCTATTGTCATGGCAAAAACTAAGGTCTGTATCCAATGCAAAAAAGACCAACCATTAAAAAATTACTCTCTTAATAATGCGCTAAAGAGTGGCTTTAGTTCGTTCTGTAAATCATGTGCTGCAATCAGGCGTAAAAATCAATACGAGAAAAATGGCGATAGAATTCGTGAGTTAAAAAAAGGTACAAGAGAACGAACTAAAGAAAAACGCAAAAAGTATCAACAACAGTACTACGCTAAAAATCAAGAGAAGTTGATTGCTAAGTCACGAGAATGGAGAGAGGCTCACCCAAACCATTCATCTGAGTATTCTAAAAGATATAATGAAACGCATGTACAAGAAAATAAAGAACGATACCGTAACTACCGCAAAAATAACCCAGAGAAAGTACGGCAGACTAAAGCAAATTACCGAAAGAATAACCCAGAAGCAGTACAGCGTCATCATATGACTCGTAGAGCACGTAAGGCTCAAAACGGTGTGTTTCAGGTTTCTGACAAAGAACTAACTAAATTGATGAATAGCCCTTGCGTAAACTGCGGGTCTAAAGATCGCATCACTATTGACCACATCATCCCTATCGCTAAAGGCGGCCGCCATTCAGTAGGGAACTTACAACCCTTATGTAAGTCTTGTAACTCTAGTAAACAGGATAAGACTATGACTCAGTGGAAAAAGCCTAAGTAGGTTTTACTTAGCGGCTTCTTCAGCGGCAATACGAGCATCTCTCATCGCTGTATTCTCATTAGAAATGCCAATGCTGTAAAGATAATCAAGCGTTGGCTCTGTGAATGTTATTCCGTTGTAAGAAGAGTAGCGATGAGGAACATTAGCCTCATCTAGCCAAACAAATGAGTCGTACCCATGCTCGTCACATACTGCTTGAGCATACGCATCATCTTTAGCAGAGACTACTCCACAGTTTTCTACACAACCATCTTTAATAAACGCATAATGTTTTTCCATGTGTTCTCCTTATGACCAATAACTAATAAAGCAATAGCCTGACCCACCAGCACCACCTGTAGCATTGTTGTTTCCACCACCTGCGCCGCCATTTCCAGAGTTAGATGCTGACGCTTGACCTAAAACGTTATTTGTGCTACCTCCAGCACCTCCTGCTCCAAACCCATAAAGGCCTGGTCCAGGAGTTGGTGTATTTGCACTGCCAGCGTTTGACCAAGCCATGTAACCAAAGTTAGGACCACCAGCGCCAGAACCTGATTGTCCTGGCCAAGAAGGAGTGGCCGCTCCTTCTCCTCCCCCTGAACCTCCTACAACAGCATTTGGGTTATTTCCTGAACTACTTGCATTTGAGATGTTTCCACCACCATATGCATTAGTTCCAGCACTTCCTGCTAACCCAAAGCCAATTGATGAACCACCGCCACCGCCACCGCCAACGATCAGTAATGAACCAAATGATGAATTTCCTCCATTGCCGCCAGCAGCGCCACTGCTAGGGGTACCGCCTGCACCAATAGTAATTGTGTATGGAGTTGAGGGGGAAACAGTAATAAGTTTTTTAACTACTTGGCCGCCGCCGCCACCTCCGCTGCCACCAGTAGAAGAAGATGAAGAGCCACCTCCCGCACCACCACCAGCAACAAGCAATACTTCTACTGTTGTTACGTTTGCGGGTGGGGTAAAGGTTCCTCCAGATGTAAATTCAGCAAACTTTTGAGTAAGTGATGATGCTAGTGATGAATAACTGATAGCCATTAGGAGACTCTCCATCCGTAGGTTGCGCCTACATATACTAGGTTGACTGCGGCATAGGCCTTATCAATTGTTAAAGTTGTATTTTGGCCGTTTATATTTGACGAGTTATTTGCAATTGTAATGTTATTAGTTGCTGCATTTCCTGTTGAGTCAAATACGTGGATTTCTTGACCAACTGTAGGAGATGCAGGTAAAGTCAA